GTAATAACGGTGGCCCTAGTGGTAATACCGATAGCACTACCGCTGGTGGTGGTCAGGGCATTAGCAGCAATGCAATTAATGCAGGACTTGCAGGTATGGCTTTTGGTCAAAGCAACTTGGGCAAAGGAGTTTCGGCAGTGTTGGGTCTTCCTGTTTCTTCAGTTGCAAACATCGCAGGTACAGCAGTTGTTGATTCTCAGATGAATGCAATTGGTGCTTCTATGGATGCGATGAATGCTGCACAAAGTAGTGCTATTGCTGGTCAGATGAATACTGTTTCTGATGCAAATGGAAACATTTCCACCATGTCTAATCAAGCATCTATAGATGCTTTCGATCAGGCTACGTTTGGTACAACAAGCTCTGCTATGAGTGCTACTAACGCTGGTATTAATGCTGCTGCTGCTGCTTCCGCTGCTGGTTTGTCTTCTAATGCTCAAGATGCTGCTGCTCAAGCTGCTGCTAATGCTGCTCTTGGTGGTAAGTCTCCTGCTGATGCTGCTATAGCTGGTGCTGCGGCTGCTGCTGCTGCTGGCTCTGGGTCAATAGGTTCGTCAAACTCAACTGGGTCAAGTAGTGCATTTGGTGGTGGGTTTGGGTCAATAGGTTCGTCAGACTCAACTGGGTCAATAGGTTCGTCAAATTCAACTGGGTCAAGTAGTGCATTTGGTGGTGGGTTTGGTAGTGGTGAATAACTACTGAGTATTAACCATATAATAATAAGAATGTATTACTAGAGATGGGCTAGTAAACATATTAATAATAAACCCATCATTACTGGCTACCTATCTCCCCAACTTCGTTGGCTACGGATGCCCCAACTTTAAAGAGAAATATATGACTGAAATGGTTATGGATAAGAAAGAACAAGCAACAGCTACTTCATTTGGTAAACGTAATGCAAATGTTGATCGTATTGCTAAAGAAGAAGAAGAGATTAAACAACTACTTGCTAAGCAATCTGGCAACGCTGCTGATACTAATGAAGACGACAACTCTCCTGAACCAGTAGATGCTGAAGAGCGTAGCTTTAAAAAGCGTTATGGTGATTTGCGTAGGCATTCACAACAACAGCAAACAGCTATGCAGAAACAGCTTGATGATTTGCAGAGTCAGCTTCACAAGAGCACAGAGCAACAGATTAAGTTTCCAAAGAGTGAAGAAGAGCTATCGGCTTGGGCTGAATCATATCCAGATGTAGCGCGCATTGTTGAAACCATTGCAATGAAGAAAGCTAAAGAACAAAACTCCGCTTTGGAAGAACGCTTCAAAGCTTTGGACGAGCGTGAGAAAACTACAGCTAGAGATAAGGCTGAGAATGAACTGATGAAGGCTCATCCAGACTTTACAGCCATTCGTGACAGCGACGAGTTTCATGATTGGGTTGATGAACAACCTAAATGGGTACAAGATGCTTTGTATAATAATGACACAGATAGCAGGTCTGCTTCACGCGCCATTGATTTGTATAAAGCTGACAAGAACATTAGCAAGTCTACTAAACGTGAAACCAATTACAACGATGCTGCTAAAAGCGTCAATACTCGCAGTGCTAAATCTGTTCCGTCTAGCAACGAATCAGAAGGTGTCTACTACGAGAGTCAAGTTAATAAGATGACGATTCAACAATATGAACAACATCAAGCTGCCATTGATAAATCAATTAAAGCTAATAAGTTTGTTTACGATATTAGTGGATCAGCACGCTAGTTTGACATCATTAAAAATATGATGTTATAACTATAAGTAATAAAGATGGATAGGGTAGCTCTCTATCTGTCTTTAGTGATAGAGCAATAGCAATTCCGTTGTTGCTCTTAGTTATGCAAGTTTTGTAAATAGTAGAACACCCAGAACAATTAGCCCTCAAACACAAGGTATCTAGAAGCCTAGTGTTTGCGTACCTAAGTAATATGGCCCTGTATTTTCCGACTAGCAAATATGTTTAATATTTAAGGAAATTAAAATGGCATTCCCATCAGCAGTAGGTTACGGCAATTTGCCCAATGGTAACTTCTCTCCCACAATTTATAGCAAGCAAGTACAAGTTGCTTTCCGTAAAGCTTCCACTATCGAAGCTATCACCAATAACGATTACTTTGGTGAAATCGCTAACATGGGTGACAGCGTTCGTATCATCAAAGAGCCTGAAGTGTCGGTTCAAAACTATGCACGTGGTACACAAATCACTGCACAAGAGCTTGCTGACGAAGATTTCACTTTGGTCGTTGACCAAGCTAACTACTTCGCCTTCAAGATTGACGACATCGAGAACGCTCAGTCTCATGTAAACTTCATGCAAATGGCTTCTGACCGTGCTGCCTATCGCTTGCGCGACCAGTATGACCAAGACGTTCTTGCATACCTCACTGGCTTCCAACAAGCCAACAAGCACGAGAACGGCAGCGTTGCTCGTACTACTGCTCCCGGTACTAAGGCAGTGACTGCTGCTGGTGCTGATGAGTTGCTGGCTTCCATGAAGCTGAAAAAGGGTAGCTTCGGTAACATCACCACCGCTTCTGCTGGTGAGCATTCCATTCCTTTGGCTGCTCGTTTGCCCGGTGCTACTGCCTTGCCAACTGACGTTGCTTCTCCTTTGATGGTGATTGCACGTATGGCACGTTTGCTTGACCAACAATTCGTTGACGGTCAAGGTCGTTGGTTGGTTGTCGATCCAGTGTTCGTTGAACTCTTGAAAGACGAAGACAGCCGTTTGCTCAATGCTGACTTCGGTGGTTCTGGTCTGCAAAACGGTTTGGTTATTAACAACCTGCACGGCTTCCGTGTTTATGTTTCTAACAACCTGCCTAAGATTGGTACTGGTGCTGGCACTTCTGGTGCTGCCAATCAGAACACCAACTACGGTATCATTGTTGCTGGTCAAGAAGCTGCTGTTGCCTCGGCTCAGCAGATCACCAAGACTGAGACATATCGTGACCCTGACAGCTTCGCTGACATCGTCCGTGGTATGCACGTCTACGGCCGTAAAATCTTGAAGCCCGAAGCTTTGGTGGTTGCTAAGTATAACGCTGCCTAAACGATTACAAGCTCCAGTAATGGGGCTTGTTTCATGTAACTCTTAAAGGAAAATATATGTCTATTGCTCAATCCATTCGCCCTCAAGCTGTCCTGCTTGAGAAAAACGTGTCGCTGGCTGCTACCTCTGGTACTGCTGTTGGTATCGCTGTTCCTGCTGGTTGTGTCGTGCTTGCTGCTGGTTTTCAAAACTATGACGCAGTTGCTGACATCACCACTTACACATTGGACGTCACTGACGGAACCACTGTGTTTGCTAATGACCTCAACTTTGACGCTGCTGCTGCCAACACCAACAAGGGTGGTGTGGTTCCCGGCTTCGTAGCTGCTGCTGACACCATTGACGTTGTCACTACCATCTCTGGTACTGTTGGCATCATCACTGGTCGTGTGTGGGCTTTGGTTGTTGATTGTGGTGCTGGCACTCGTGCTGCTGCTGCTGTTGATCGCGAACAACTGGCTTAACACCTGAACTAACGAGGGAGTGCTGGTGTTGCTGGCGCTCCCTTTATTTACGTCTAAACAAATATGACCACCTACATAACTTTAACAAATGAACTGCTACGAAGAATCAATGAAGTCGTTCTCGACGTAACTGATTTTGATGGTGCTAGAAACATTCAAGCACTTGCCAAAGACGCTATCAATTCATCTGTTAGAGAGTTGATGCAGTCTGCCCAAGAGTGGCCTTTCGCTCTTGTCACTCATACACAAACACTCACTGTTGGCACTGGTGTATATAGCTTACCAAGCAATGCTTCTTCTGTTGATTGGGAAAGTTTCTATTTAAAGAAGCTTACAGCAACTAACAACATTCCTTCAAGGCTTCCTGTCATTTCGTATGTACAGTATTTGAATACTAAGCGACCAGACGAAGACAGCACAGGCACTGGTGGATATGCTGTACCAACTACCATCTATCAAACACAAGAAGGTAAGTGGGGAGCAACACCTATTGCCGATGCTGCTTATGAAATTGAATACAAGTATTGGAGTTATTCTCCTGACATGGTTTTGTCAACAGATGAGTCTGTTGTTCCTGATCGTTTTAAACACGTTGTTATTGATGGTGCTCTTATGTATCTCATGATGTTTAGATCAAACGAACAAGCTGCTGCTGTTTATAAAGATAAGTTTGAACAAGGTGTAAAGACTATGCGTAGGCTTTTGCTTGATGAACAACTGTCTATGAGTTCAACAATGGTTACAAGTAAAGCTATGGGTAATACTAGAGTGTCCTATTAATCATGGCAGATAGAATCTTAGGCTACAAAGTCACTTGTGCTGGTGGTCTTAACACCAACAGGGATGTATTGTCACAGAGTGAAGTGTCACCCGGTTCAGCCATTCAGCTTATCAACTATGAGCCTTCTGTGGCTGGTGGCTATAGACGCATCAGTGGTTTTGATAATAGCTTTGGTACAGTAACTGGTACAGGCAATGTGCTTGGTGTTGCTGTAGCTGAAGGTGTTAACGATGGCATCTTTGCAGCAAGAGCACCAGTGTCGCCTAGCACTAGCTACTTCTACAAGTGGGTGGCATCGTCATCTACATGGATGGCAATCTCTACACCAATAACAATTACAACAGT